GGCCGTGCGTCGGCGTTGATTTCGTCCATCAGCCCCATGTTGATTCCCCTGTCTTGAAACGGTGACGCAACTGATCGAAGATGCGGTCGACATCGGATTCGTTTTGGCGTTGCTTTTCCATCGCCATCTTCAAACAGCCGATGTATCCGGCGGCGTCCCGAAGATTGTCGGGTACGTTCAGACCGTTCTGTAGTTCGTTGGCGAACCGTGAGAACTTCACGCAGATCATGAACAGGATGCCTTCTTCTGCGCTCAGGTTGATTCCGGTGATGGCACGGAAGATGTCGACTGTGCGCGAATAGTCCTCTAGCGGATGGTCGTAATCGTTTTGTCTGTCGCCGGTGATGAGGTTGTATGCCTCAGTCAGTATCTCGGCGCCTGCGGTTGCTGGTTCCATGTTTCCCCTTTACGAGTTGTTCTACTTTGGCTATCAGATTCCACAACTCATCCTGTTCAGCCACCCCAGGGTAGACCTTCCTAAGATACGTTGCGATTTTTCTTAGCTCTATTTTTGTGAACTGCTGATCGTTTGTCAAGCATCCCCCCTTTGGTGTGGAACTCTAGGTGCTTGTCTAGCCGTTCGTCAACTTGATTCACTTTGTCCTCTACCCGTTGCTGGGATTTGCGCAAAACGTGGAGAAGCCCCAGAACGACTTGGTGGTCGGTATGGTTTTCTTTGCGGAACTTGTCAAGGGCTGCGACGATAACCCCGCCGACTGCTGCTACTACAGCGGCAATGATTCCAGCCCAACCCGCATCCATGTCAGAAGGCCCTGTTGCAACACGGGCAAACGGTTGGGGTTGGTTCTTTGATGGACTGCTTAGCCTTCCATTCTTTGACGGCTTCAGGTACGTCGTCGCCTGCGACATAGCGGATGTGCCACGGTTCGGCACCGGATGTGAACTCCCACGAGAACCCGAAACGCGTAGCGTGTTTGGTTAGCCACTCCAAGCGTTTGCCTGAAGCGTTGGCAATGTCGATAGCGATGCCGAGGTTATGGTTGGAAGAACCTGGGACCGCCATTGGCGCGTACCCTTTTTTCAGGTACCACGCTTTGCCTTTGTAGATGCGCGGCTTTTGTTTGAGGAGTTTTTTGTTCGGTTTGTCGGTGTGCCTTTGGAAGAACCCGTACTCTTGGACCGCGAGGCTGCGGTACGTGTCGGCTTGCGACGTTGGGGAGAGGTCGATGCCTTCGGCGTTGGCGGCTGCGTCCATTGCTTCGTATGCGTCAGCCGCAAGATGATGGAGTTTGCCTTTGCCTTCAATCGGGCGTAGAAGGTGGTCAGGTAGTTCACCTGGTTTGACTCCTTGTAGGTCTTTGGGCAGGGTGACTTTGATGACGGGGCGTGGCGATGCCATTCATCAGGCTTTCTTGCCGAACGCTTCAGCGATTTCTTCGCTTGTGAGATCGCCGTCGGTTGATGCGGCAGCAAGTTTTTGGACGACTTGTACGACGGCCATGAAACCTGCAAGGAGAGCTGATTGGGCTACTGATACGCCGATCACAGCGCCGCCGGTGACCGCTGGTAGCGCGTTGGCAAGGAACAGTGAGAACAGTCGTTGGCCAAGGTCAAGGAACTTGGCGACGGTCTTGTTGGCTATTTCCATGGCTCTACTCATTGTCTTCCCCTGTCGTGAAGGTCAATACCGAGTGTAACACTAGCGCAACACCGCTGATCCAGAGGGCTTGTTTGAGGGTGGGTCCGGAGAGGGTGATGAGTACGAGTCCGATGCCTGCGATGGTCCACGAGTTTTCTTGTATGTATGCCCAGACGCGTTTCATCGTGTTCGCATCCTAGTTGCTGCTGTTGCTATGACGGTTACGACGATGATGGTGTTGAGGACTTGGCGTTGTTCTGGGGTGATTTTGGAGTCTTTGCCGTTGACGGTGCAGAGGTGTGCGTGTCCTGGGGGTTGGTTGATTTCGACTTTCCAGCAGGTGAGTTGTTGGGCTGTGGCTGGTTGGGGGATGGTGAGGGTGAGGAGGGTGTAGATTGCTATGCGTTTGTATGGAATCTTTTTCACGTGCCGCGATCCTATTTCTAGGGTTTTTTGTGGGGACGGGCGTGGTGATTTCTTTGTGTTTGGTTTGGTTGTTGTCTGTTTGGGGTGATGACGAACTGCCGCTCGATTAGGCGGGGTCTTCTTCAATCACTGGTGCGACGAATACGTCGTTCACCGCATCATAAGTGTCACCGATACCAGCGTACTTGCCACGGAAGTTGGCGTTGTAGGAAGTTTGCTTCCAAGTGCCAGCCAAACCCAAGCCTGCGATGAACGCTTGACCAGCCGCTTCGCTCTGCGTGTGGTCACCATCACCGATGACCTTATTATCCACCACGATGACATTCGTGACGATGCCGTTCTCAATCTTTGCAAAGTGTGCCATTACGCCACCACCAATGTTCCAGACGATAGGAAAGTCCAAACTGTGTACGAGCCGTTAGTTGCCGAAGTGCCTACTGCTGATGTGATACTGTAACCTGCCGCTTGTGCTGTGGGATAACGCAACAGAACGATTCCGCTACCACCGTTGCCGCCGTGTCCTACTGCGTTCACATAGCCGCCTGACCCGTTGCCAGAACCGCCGCCGCCTCCACCGCCACCTGTGTTGTTTGTTCCCGATGGTGCAGTTTGATTACCCGTTGCCGCCGTGCCGCCGTTCGCACCGCCACCGTCACCACCTGTGCGAGCCGCACCGTTGTTTCCACCTGCGCCACCGCCTGCGTAATAGGTTGGCGTTCCCGTAATGTTCGTTTGAACACCATCGCCGCCGAAACCATCGCCATCGGTTCCGCCTACCTCACCAGCACCACCACCGCCCTTTGCGATAAATCCCGTTGATGCGCTTTCGCCTGCGTAGCCCTGACTTGCTGTGCCACTTCCCGATGCTGTGGCGACCAATCCGCCGCCACCGCTACCGCCGTTGCCGCCTGTACCAACAACGCTTTCGGCACGACTAGCACCAGCACCGCCACCTTCGCTGATAATCGTGTAGAACGCACTTGGCGCACCGCCAACAGTTGGGCGACCGCCGCTTCCACCAGCACCGACGATGACTGTGTATGTTCCCAAACCGAGCGATAGTGCGCTCTCTGCCGATGCGCCACCACCTGAACTTTCACCACTCACCGAGGAACGATAGCCACCTGCACCACCACCGCCACCTGCCGCCGCATCTGGGTCGGTCGTGTTGCTGGTTCCCTTTCCACCACCGCCGCCGCCACCGACGACGACATACTCAACGCTTAGAAAGTTTGCGCCAGCAACGGGCAGAATGTCGGTTGTTTGTGACGACACATAGCCGAGATAGGATCGCGTCATTCCACTACCTCACTAGCAGGCGCAACAAACTGCGACCCATTCCAAATGTCACCGATACCGGCATACTTCCCACGATCCTGGCCCTCAACAGGGTTGTTGTTGTACGAAGTTTGTACCCACTCGCCAGCGAGTCCGATGCTGGCGATGAACGCTTTACCTGCGGCTTCCGTAGGTGCATCATTGTTACCGATGACGATGACTTCACGCACGATGCCGTTCTCAATCTTTGCGAAATGTGCCATTACGCCACCACCAATGTTCCTGTGCTTTGCCATGCGTACCATGTGTACGAACCATCGGTTCCATTCGTCGTTGTGCCTGTTGTGCTGATTGAGAAACTAGACGCATCAGCAGTAAGCCATCGGATGACTACTTCGCCCGAACCGCCGTTGCCGCCGTTGGCACTATAACCGCCGCCGCCGCCGCCGCCACGATTAGCCGTTGCGTTTGTACCTGCCGCATTTGCGACACCGCTTCCAGCGTTCGTTCCACCAGTTCCACCCGTAGTCAGAGCCGCACCGCCACCACCACCCGAATACGAAATAGAAGAACCTGTGTAGTTGTTCGTATCTGCCGCACCTCCAGCACCTCCAGTATTCGTTCCAGCGTTACCACCCACGCCGCCTTTGCCACCACCACCACCGCCAGACGTACCGCTCGCACCGCTCGCATTACCGCCAGCGTTGCCCTCACCCGAAATGCCCTGATTCTGAGTAGCACTAACACCACCGCCGCCGCCAGCACTACCACCAACAGCACCAGAACCGTACACACCACCGCCACCGCCACCGTTGGTGGTAGCACCAGAAAATGCGGATGCAGTACCATTCGCACCAAGACGACCAACATCCGTTGAACCGCCGCCACCAGCACCAACCACGACATTGTAAGTACCAAGAGTGACTGTGGCTGAACCCGTTTTCATTCCGCCACCACCGCCGCCGCCGCCAGCATTTGACGCACCACTATTACGACCACCGCCGCCGCCACCAGCGACCAACAAATAATCAACGGCAAGAGTGCCAGCAAGAACAAAAGTAGTCTGCGTCGTTAGTGACGACACATACCCAAGTTGCCGACGAGCCGTAGCCATCAGTTACGCCGTAATCTGATTGACAAACCCGTGAATGGTAATCACATCAGCAGTCGCAGCAAACGCCTTCACAACAAGAGCCGCCGAAGAATTACCCTTGATAAGCAGCCCAGGCGCAACCGTCACCAACCCAGCCTCAGGCTGAACCGTCAACTCGATAAGATCATCCGGCGACGTAGTACCACCCCACTCAATCGTCAACTTCACAGCCGACGCCGACGTATTCATCGCATACAACCACACCTCGTCATACGTCGTAGCAGTAGCCGACCCAGTATGAATCGTCGTACCAGGCGTACCAGTCGCCGCCACCTTGATAGCACGACCATCCGTTGAACCCGACAATTTTACCTTCGTGTACGTTGCCATATGTTACCTATCCTAACTGAACACTTGAACTTGTAAAACATCCGCCCCAGCAGGAAGCACCGCCCACTTTAGACCAGTCGCCTCCGTCGAATCCGCCGTCAACACATAATCATTCGTCCCCACCGCCAACGCAGCAACCGTCGTCCCATTGAACGCAACAATGTCACCCTTCGCCGTATAACGCGACGCCAAAAAGTTTGCCTCATCCGCATCATCAGCAGAAAACACCGGATAGATCGTGGCACCCGAAGCATGGCTCTGAGCGGTCGTGTCATCCTGGGCACGGGTAAGAGTCAACACCGACCCAGAAATCGTGGCGCTGCACTTCTCCTCACTCGCAGTCCCAGGCGAGATAACAACAAAGAACGGATCAGCACCGGACGGCCAACCAGTAGTTGCCGCGAGTGTAGCCGACGTATCACCAGACGCCAAAGCGTTCGTGATCGTCGTCTGGGCGGCTGCGCCCTTGTACTGTCTACGTGTTACTGCTGCCATCGGCTCATCATCTTACACTACGCATAACCACGATAGCAGTCCCCTCGAAATCGTTAGCCCGATGAGCGTTCACCACT